TAACAGCACAAATATAGGTGGCGAAGCTAGTGCCTATTCAACGAACGACTGGCGGGTTCTGTAACTCCGATGGAGCAGATTAAGGCGAATCTAGGAAGGCTAGGTTCGTTCACCGAAAGAGCAAATGGGTAAACTAACTAAAGAAGATGCGTTAGAAGCACTTAAAATAATGCTTTACCATGTGCCTTTATTTGTTAAAAAAAGAGGTGATTTTTACAATCCTATTAAAATACATGGTAGAAACATCAAACAATATGTAATTTATGCTGAAAAGCACGATTACAAAAAAACAACAAAAATCTATCAAGTTATTGGTTGCACTCAACAAGAATTGTTGCAACACTTAGAAAAGCAGTTTTTAAAAGGCATGACTTGGGAAAACCGCAAACTGTGGCATATAGACCACATAATTCCAATGGATTCAGCAAAAACGCTAGAAGATAACTACAAGCTGAACCACTTTACAAATTTACGACCAATGTGGGCTAAAGACAATTTGTCGAAAAAAAACAACATTACGCATTTAATATAAAAATAATTGACACACTTTAGAAAACTAAAGTAAACTGGTGTTACTCAATAACGAGTGAAATAGGAGATAGAAATGAAAGATTTATTAGGTGCTTGCATAGTTGGTGCAATTATTGGCGCAATGTTCGCCTTTTCCATATGATTGAAACGGTAATGATTGTATTTGCCATTGGGGTATTTGCCTTGTTTGCAACCCTGATGATACTTGCCGCTGCACTTCTTTTTTGGACAAAACTATGACAGATAAACGCTATTGCACAAGCTGCCAAGTTATGCGCCCAACAGATTACGGCAAAATGATTAAAGCCGGAAAGATTAACCGCTGGAAGTGTACCGCTTGTTTTGAACGAATTAACATTCCAAGATACAAAGGAAAAGGCAAATGACAACTTTTACTAGTGATGACCGGGAAGAAGCCTACAAAAAGATTCTAAAAGATGCGCCTAACCAACCTGGTTATGAAGATGCAGTACCTATTCCGCATAACGGCTTAGCATCAAAAGAACTTACAGATCACGACATAATTGGTCTATGGAAACCATCGCCTGACACTAAAGTTTATGTGCGTGATCTACTTGCGTTTGCTAGAGCAATATTAAAAAAGGCAAAAGAGAAATGAACTTTGCTGAATTTTATAGCTTATATCCCCGTAAACAGGGTCGTAGGGCGGCTGAACGGTCATGGGACAGGCTAACCCGTCAAGAGCAAGAAGAAGCGTTTACAGCCCTTTTTACGCACATAGAGTATTGGAAGCTAAAGCAAACCGAAAAGGATTTTATTCCCCATCCTGCTACTTGGTTAAATCAAGGTCGCTGGGAAGATGAATTGGATATGGAAGTCAAAAAAATCAAAAAGCCTGAATTGCCTTGGTATTCTAGCGAGGAATTAACTAAAGCAAAGGCCCAAGAAGTTGGTTGCCAAGCCTATGCAGGGGAAGGTTGGCAGCAATGGAGAGCAAGAATTAGCCAAAAAATAAAACAATTAGAGGAGCAAATCTGATGGAATTATTTAAATCCGTTAATCCAGTATTTGATGAATGGAAAGATATGCCTGAGTTTGTTCAAGAAAAACAAGAACCTTATGCAAAAATAATTGTAAGGTTTGCAAACAAAGAAGATTTAGAAGAATTTTCTAAAATGATTGAACAAAAACTTACACAAAAAACAAAAAGTATTTGGCATCCTGAATTGGTAAGGGGCATAAATTCTGCAAAAAGGTATGTAGATGAATCCTAATTACCCCGTTTACATCGTTTCTAAGGGCCGATGGGAAACTAGGTTAACAAGCAAAGCATTGGAAAAAATGAAAGTTCCTTATAGCATTGTTATTGAGCCTCAAGAGTACGATGAATACGCAGCAATGATTGACCCTTTCAAAATTTTAGTATTGCCATTTAGCAATCTAGGACAAGGTTCTACACCAGCAAGAAATTGGATATGGGATCATTCAATATCCATTGGTGCAAAAAAACATTGGATCATTGACGACAATATCGAGAATTTTCATAGGTTAAATAGAAATATAAAGCCTGTTGTTGAATCAGGAACAATATTTAAAGCAGCAGAGGATTTTGTTGATAGATATGAAAATGTACCTATAGCTGGCTTTAATTACTATTCTTTTTGTAAAACAACCGACAAAGTTCCACCTTTTACTTTAAACACAAGAATTTACTCAACATTACTTATAGACAATAAATTTCCACACAGGTGGAGAGCAAAATATAACGAAGATACAGACCTTTCTTTGCTTGCCTTAAAAGACGGTTATTGCACAATACAATTTAATGCTTTTTTAGCTGGCAAAGTAACAACGCAAAGAATGAAAGGCGGCAACACCGATGAAATATATAAAGACGGAACATTAGAAAAATCACAATGTTTAGTTAATTTACACCCCGATGTGGCTAAAGTTGTATGGAGATTTAACAGATGGCATCACCATGTAGATTATAAAAAATTTAAACGAAATAAATTAATAAAAAAAGAAGGGTTACAAATTCCAAATACAGTAAATAATTATGGAATGAAATTAAAAGAGAAAATTGAATAACAGGCATGAAGATTACCTTGTTGACTGGTATATAGGTATAGCCAAAAGGCGTGGTTGGGATGAAGTTGTACGGTTACTTGTACAAGAAAAAGACCAAGAACGCATGAAAATGCTGATAAAGAAAAGATTAGGAAAATGAGAGAGATAGATCCAAATAAATGTATAGACTTTATTCTTGAAAACGCTGGTAAGTATGCAGCCGCCAAAGGTGAATTGGCCTATCTAGAAACCTTTAAGAGCAGCCTAAAAGCCATAATGATGCAAAAGTCAGGTGAGCAGACAATAGGAGCGCAAGAACGTGAAGCCTACGCCTGTAAAGAGTATCAAGACCTATGCAAAGCCATTGGAACGGCTACTGAAAACGCTGAAAAACTAAAATGGGAACTAGAAGCTGCAAGACTTAGACACGCTACATGGCAAACTTTAGAAGTATCAAACCGCAACCAAGATCGGATAATGAAATGACCGCATTAAAAATAACTGAAGAATTCCTTATCCTTAAACTACTTACAAAAATGTATGATGATGCTTTAAGACGCAACGATTTAACCCAAATGCTAGAAATTAGTGTAGATATTGCTGAATCAGCCGAAAAACTAGAACAAATGACCGTAGATCATATTAATGGCCATGTATCGTAATAAGCAATTACTCAAGTTAATAAGCAGTTTTCCATGTCAGGCTTGCGGAATTCAAGATGAAACAATTGTTGCAGCGCACTCAAACCAATTAAGAGATGGTAAAGGAAGGGGGATAAAAGCCCATGATTACAGAGTTGCCAGTTTGTGTTTTAAATGCCACGCTGATCTTGACCAAGGAACAAGAATGTCAAAAGCGGAAAGGGTGGAATTTTGGGAAGAAGCCCACAGGCGAACTATTGCCGAATTATTTGAACGGGGATTGCTACATACCTGAATTTAAAAACATGACACTTGAACTTTATACAATACAAAAAATGCTATACCAAGTACAAAAATGAGTTCTAATCTAATTATTCTTACGGGCCTTATTTATGTGTACATTGCTGGAGAGCAGTTGTTTAAAGGAGATTTTGGATTGGCTTGTATGTACGCTGGATATGCTTTTGCGAATTATGGGGCTTACTTGATTGCCACAAGGAGTTAAAAATGAGTTTATGGGATGCAGCTAACGATTTAGAAGAATTAGCACATAAATTAGCCCATGTACGGGATGCTATTGAAGTAGTTGCGGAAAGCGTAGATAGCCCCCACAACGGTGCTTTATGGGCAGTACATTGCCTAGTCGATCAGTTACAAGACAAAACCTATGCCCAAGCCGATAAAGTTATGGATTTGCATAAAGAATCAAACCAAAAGAAAGCCAAAAAGTGAGTTTTACTGTTTATACCCATACAGGTATAAAATATATTCAATGGTTCTTTAATATAGATGAGCTTATTAAATCAATGATTAATAACCCAAAAGACAACTACCACCGCAATTATTGATGTCACATGTTTGCATGACTTTTTCTTTAAATTTCATGCACTTACAGCTCTAATGGATCTAGGCCAATTTCACGGGCAACAAGAAAACACCTAGTTCGAAAAGGTTTGCCATGTTGTAACCATTTATCGCCTTTTTGTTTATGAAAGCTGCAATGGATCATTTCGTGGCAAAGCGTTGAAAGAAGCGTTGAGAACCACGCACACCTAGCGGATGAGATGGTAATAGTATGTTCATATTCATCTGAATCGCAGTACAAATAGCTTCCCATTAGCTCTCTGTCATGCAAAATTTGGAAATCCACAGCTTCAGGCAAAGGCATGGGCCATTTGGTAAACGGATAAGTTACTACTAGGCTTGAGTAAAGATGGCGCACGGCCTCGGGCGTAATTCTCATATTTGATTAATACAACCCCGAAACTCAAATTCACCGTTTTGTTCGTCTGTGACCATAATCATTTCAGGCATTAACATTCTGCCTTGGTCAAACGAAAGCATTACAAACCCTGAACGCCAATCTTTAGGGCCATCTTCTGCGTATTCAAAGCTAGGTGACATAGGATCGGCAAGGCAGCCAGTCTGTACGCCCCAGTAAGTACCTTGATAGTTAGTAATTGGCTGAAGGGCTAGGATATGCGTGTGGCCCGTAATAATGTTGGTATTGCCAGCAGCTAATAAGTTAGCGTAACCAGCCATACGACCACCACGATGCCGATGCTTAACTACTGTATCTTCCCCAATCCAATACGACCAGCAGGTTTTCCATTCAGGAAAGTGGTATTTAAGGCTAAAACCATCTACACCACTATATTCCGGCACTTTGTTTACTAGCCAAGATTCGTACCGCATATCATGGTTGCCAAGTGTCCAAATTAACTCACACCCTGGTGGGCGGTGTTTAGCAATTTCATCTAAGTGATAACGGCAAGCGTTAAGTTCTTGCAAGACATTGGGCTTTTTATCGTAATTAATGCTTGGAAAACGGCTTAATATTTGCCCGTCAAAAGCGTCACCATTACAGATAATGACTTGCGGCTTAAACTCTTTAATCATGAAAAGCAATGCTTTAAACGCTGTAGTCGTAGTATCGGTAAAGTGAGCATCGCTAAACACAATCACTTTTTTAACCTTATCTACATCTATACCCCTGCGGACATTGTGCGCTGCTAACTCTCTTTTTTTTGGCTTTTCTTTCTTTTTGTCACGCAATGAGCCATGAGCATCTAATGTAATGCCATATCTAATTTCAATGCTGGATCGTCTATTTGATACGCTTCTTGGATTTAGACCGAGTTCCCTGCCTACTAAAGTTGGAGAGCCTAATTTACGGTAGAGTGCAATAAATTCTTCATCTTTCTTTTTAGATACAAGACCCATATCAAACCCTTTATGATAAAGTTTCCCAATACTAACCGAAAGTTAAGAAAAATCAATGACATACGCAAGAGTAGACGCTAATCATAAAGAAATTGTTGCTGCATTGCGACAATGTGGGGCTACCGTTGTATCTTTAGCCGCAATGAAGCACGGTTGCCCTGATCTTTTAGTAGGCTACGCTGGCGAAACCTTGCTAATGGAGATTAAAAAGGATGCAAAAGCCAAGTTTACTCCCGATCAGCTAGACTTTATGGGCAAGTGGAAAGGTGGCGCAATTAGCCGTGTAGATAGCGTAGATGCCGCAATCAGAGCATTAGGAATAATCCAAAAAGTGGTATAAAATAGACCTAAAGGAGCGTCTTATGGAAAATTGTGCATTATTTGTAGCTACATTGTTACATTCTGCGACTAACACGCATTTTTTTCATTGGTCAACCGACAGCTTCTCAAAGCACAGCGCATTAGCCGAATACTATGATGGCATAGTTGAGCTAACAGACACTTTTGCTGAATCCTACATGGGTAAATACGGTAAATTTACTACCTTCCCAAGCGTATACCACCAGCCTAAAGACCCAATTAAGTACATGGAATCGTTACAGAGCTTTGTAAACGAGGCCCGTCAAGACTTGCCGCAAGATAGCGAACTACAAAACATCATTGATGAAATTGCAGACCTTATCAATACCACGACTTACAAACTTAAGTTCTTGAAATAAAAGGATATTTATGCCGCTAGATAAATCAGGATCAGCCGCTTCAGTCGGCAAAAACATCAAAGCAGAGAAAAAGGCAGGTAAAAGCACCGCCCAAGCTACTGCTATTGCACTAAATGTAGAGCGTGAGAACGCTAAAGGCGCAAGAAAAGCCAAGCTGGAAGATGCTTACGCTAAATACATTGAGGAAAAAGCATGAGCCTTTACGAGAATATTCATAAAAAAAGAGCCAGGATTGCTGCTGGATCGGGCGAAAAGATGGCTAAGAAGGGCGCAGAAGGCAGACCCAGCGCACAAGACTTTAAAGATGCTGCTAAGACTGCCAAGCCACAAAGCCGTAAAGACATGATTCGTGACAAGATGAAGGATATGTAATGGCTAAGATGATCCCACCTACACCAATGAGCCGCAAGTATAAGAAAGAAGATGCAATGCTTAGACCTGAGCATGAATCTACATTAGAGAAGAACCAGCGTTTGCGCTTAGAGCGTAGGGCTGCGTTATCTAATAAACTGAAAGACTTGGATAAGGAAGTGAAGTAGTTGCAATAAAGCAACAAAGGCAGTAGAATTAACTTATCTTAATCAACCACTTGGGTAAGGTATGGATTCTAAAGTAGAAAAGACTAGACAAAAGACTGGCGGCAGGGTTGCAGGTGTGCCTAATAAGTCCACAGCACTCGCTAGAGAGGCGATCGCTAAGTTCGTGGATGGTAACAGCCACAAGTTACAAGAATGGCTTGACGACATCGCTACGAATGAAAAGCTAGGGCCAAAGGTGGCTTTTGATTGCTTTATGCAAGTAGCTGAGTACCATGTGCCTAAATTAGCCCGTACAGAACACGCTGGTGATACAGAACAGCCAGTTAAGGTCATCCACGAACACAAGTTCTTAGATTGAAAGAGTTAGTAAAGCGGTACGAATACCCGTATAAGGCTAGGGATGCGTTTCTAGACTTCCACAGACGGGATCAACGCTGGGCTGTATTAGTCTGTCACCGCAGGGCAGGTAAGACTGTAGCTACAATCTGTGACACCATCCGCAGGGCTGTAATGGAAAAGAAACCTGACGGCAGGTACGCTTACATTGCCCCTTACTATGCCCAGGCTAAGAACATTGCTTGGGACTACTTACTCAAGTTTGCAGAGCCAGCTATAGTTAAAGCCAATCAATCTGAATTATGGGTAGAGTTAGTCAATGGGGCAAAGATCAGGCTATTTGGTGCTGATAATCCTGATGCCCTGCGTGGTTTATACCTTGATGGCGTAGTGCTAGATGAGTATGCCGACATGAAACCTAGGCTTTGGGGTGAGATTGTTAGGCCATTACTTACAGATAGACAGGGCTGGGCTACCTTTATTGGTACACCTAAAGGCCACAATGCCTTTTATGAGATATACAACGAAGCCCAAAAAAGCCCTAATTGGTATGTCAAGACCCTTAGAGCCGACCAATCAGGCTTGCTGCCATTAGCTGAATTAGCGGATGCACAGGCTACTATGTCTGATAACCAGTATGAGCAAGAGTTCTTATGTTCGTTTGAAGCTGCCATTATTGGGGCTTATTACGGGCAAGAAATGCGTAGGATCACCGATCTTGAGCGCATTACCACTATTGACTATGACCCAATGTTCCCCTGCCATACGGTTTGGGATTTGGGGTACAACGATTCTACGGCTATTATTTGGTGGCAATGCGTTTATGGTGAGATACGCATACTCGATCACCACTCCAGTAATGGACAACCAATCTCTTATTACACGGGTTTAATTGCCCAAAAAGAAGATGAATATGGGTACAAATATGGCACTCATTGGCTGCCACATGATGCTAGAGCAAAAACACTAGCAAGTGGTGGAAAGAGTATAATTGAACAAATTTCGACAAAAATTGACCTAAAACACCTTAAAATTGTTCCAAATCTGTCAATTCAAGACGGAATACAGGCAACACGACTTGCATTAACTCGCACTTGGTTTGATAATAAGTGTGAGGATTTGATTGAATGTTTAAGACAATATCAACGGGAATGGGATGATGATAAAAAAGTATTTAGGGATCGCCCAAAACATAATTGGGCAAGTCATTCGAGCGATGCGATGCGCTATCTCAGCATTGTATGGAAAGACGAGGACAGCCCTATCCTCGCTGATTCAAGGATTAAAGGACTTCATGTCGGGCAAACGGATGTAACCCTGAATGAAATGTGGAAAGAAACTCCAAAAATAGTTAATCGCAGGATATAAACATGGATCATACATACGAAGATTGGTACAACTGCATCGCCCAGTACGAGCGTACATTTAAAGAATGGGAAGGCCGTGCCGATAAGATCGTTAAGCGTTACCGTGATGAATCCCGTAGCCGTAACAACCCACAAGCCAAGTTCAATATCTTGTGGAGCAATGTCCAAACCATTACCCCTGCTGTATTTGCCAGGTTACCTAGACCCGATGTAAGCCGTAGATTTCGTGATAACGACCCAATAGGCCGTGTAGCGTCAATGATGCTAGAACGGGCTTTAGAGTATGAAATTGAGCATTATGGTGACTATGCCAGCGCAATGAAGCAAGCGGTTCAAGATCGGCTGCTTGGTGGGCGTGGTACGGCTTGGGTGCGTTATGAGCCACATATCGTTGGTCAAGCTGGTGGCGAAGCCGAAGATATACCCGAAGATGGCTTGCAAGTAACTGAAGATACTGACGAAGCTGAAACCGAAGGCGGCATTTACCGTGAAGATCAAGAGCGCATCGAGTATGAGTGCGCCCCTGTTGACTATGTATATTGGCGTGACTTTGGACTTACCATTGCCCGTACATGGGAAGAAGTAACCGCAGTATGGCGTAAAGTCTATATGGAACGCCCTGCCTTAGTTGAACGCTTTGGTGAAGAACTAGGCGGCAGAATTCCACTCGATACCAAGCCTGACACATCTAAAGCATTTAACGAAAAGATGGGCGAAGGTTCACGGGAAGCCCTAATTTATGAAATTTGGGATAAAACTTCCGGTCAAGTGATTTGGCTATCTAAGTCAATGGGCAAGATTCTTGATGTCCGTGACGATCCATTGCAGCTTGAGAACTTTTGGCCTTGCCCAAAACCCATGTTTTCAACGCTTACAACAGACAGCCTGATTCCTGTACCTGATTTTGTACTGTACCAAGACCAAGCCCGTCAATTAGATACCCTTGCAGACCGTATTGATGGATTCATTCAAGCCCTTAAAGTACGGGGCGTTTACGATGCGGCAGAGCCTAGCCTTGCCCGTCTGTTTACAGAAGGCGAGAATAACTCATTGTTACCGGTTAAGAACTGGGCTGCTTTTGCTGAAAAACAAGGCATGGCAGGGGCTATTAACCTAGTAGACATTGCCCCAATCGCACAAGGCTTGCAGATGGCTTATCAAGCTATGGAGCAAGTTAAGGGTCAAATCTACGAAATCATGGGTATTGCTGACATCCAGCGTGGACAAAGCGACCCCAATGAAACCCTAGGCGCACAGATTATTAAGTCAAACAACGCTTCAGGGCGTTTAAAGACTAT